TTTTTAAGAACTTCTATTTGTGGATTAATTAATGCTAATTCTTGAGTAGAACCACCAAAATCAGTTATATTTACAACATTTGGTGGATGATTAACCACATCATATAAAGTTTCACCAAGATGAATAGAATCATCATCTATTCTGTAAACAAAATAAGATGTATCAGTTGTTAATCCTGTAGCAGCAACATTACCACTATAAAAAACTTTCTCACCAGTTTTTAATTTATGGTTAGTGAGAGTTATAGAATTTGTAGTTGTATTAATTCCTGTAGTATTAAATCCAATTGAATTAATTAATAACTTATTACGTTCTGCATTATATTTTACTGTATTAATTCCTGATTGTCCAGGTTTAATACTTAATCTAACAGAGTCTTTATTTACTAAATTATGTGCAGTTGAAACAGCAACTTGAGCTGTTATTTTCTGTGCTTTACCAGTTACCTGTGTATACTGAGATTCTAATGCATAATTATTATCATCACTTGCATTATATACAAAGAATAAACTTCCTGTTGTTCCTAATCCAACTTGAGTAGTAAGTCCAATATGATCTTTTGACTTATTAACAACATAAAGTGTTTGACTATTTCCTAGATACGGAATATTGTAATATGGTCCTCCATCATTATCTGTTACAGTTAATGCTAACCCAGGACCAGGCTTACTAAATGTTACTGCTTGATTTGTTTCAAATGGATGATTTGGAAGGTATATACTTTGAGAAGGAACATTTACGCTTCTAGTAAATCCTTCTGTTGTCATATTTACATCGGTTCCTATTCCAACTTCAGTTCCAACACCAACTGATTGTGCAGGATTAAACCATACTTTTTTATTTACTCTTGATTCAAAATAACTACTCTTAACTGGGAGTGTAAAATATTGTGGAATCAAATCTATTGCACTAGATGCAGTATGTGCTGCTCCAGCAACACCTCTCTTAACCCTTATTACATTTCTATTAGGGAATGTTTGTAATACTAAGAATTTTTCTGTTCCTATACCAATACTACTACCAATAGAAACTATCTTTGGTATTGAAGAAACCTGTATATCAGTAACAATACCAGAACTAGAATTAGCAGGGACATCCTTGTAAAGGACAGTTACTCCAGTTTGTACTCCTATCTTATGAGTATCTGTAAGATTTTCAACATAAGTAGATACACCTGAAACTGCTATATTGTCATTAGTTTTAAATGTATGTGATGTTGAAATATATCCTGATATTTGATTTTCATTATCCCAAACAAAAACAACATCTTCTTCAGTCTGTACCGAAGTAGTAACATCAATAATTGCTTTACCTATAACCCTATTAACTGTAACATCTAATCCGCCACCTTTAGTACCACTATTATCAAATATAGCAGATTGTCCAACAGTATATCCAACACCTGGATTAATAATATCAAAAGATTCTACAGAACCCTTAGTAACTGATTCTATAATTGCAGCTTGATCAACTAATTCGTTAGATTCTACAAGGAAATCATTATCTGCTCCCTTATCTGCTACTTTATGTGGGAATGTATTTCTAATTAAATTTGAATTATTAAAATCAAAATTATTTTGATTAATTGAGAAATTCTCATCAATTGGATTAGATCTATAAGAATCTCCAATAAAATATGGGAATTTTGTTTCTAATTGATTATTATTTGGATTAACAGCAAGACCTGCAAAATATGCGTATGTACCATTAGGATATTCTGGAGTCTTACCAAATCTTCCATTATTTTCATCTAAATTTCCAGACCCATCCCAGAAATAATCTTTTACAAAGAATCCTGTACTAAATCCTACTGGTCTATCCTGAACCATTGAGGCACTAGCAGCATATCCAACAGTAACTAAACTTGTTGATGAGTTTGTATCAGTGGGATCATCATATCCATATGGACCATAAATTGGATTTCCATCATATGCCCATCCAATAATAGGAGAATGTTGTGCTCCAGTATCACCAAAAGCAACTTGAATATTAGTTGAATATCCAACAACACTATATTTTAATTGATCAGAACTTAATTGTGATGGTGATAATATTTCATTTCCAAATCTATTATAATTGTTAATTTGTAACCCTCTAACATCTGGTTCTAAAATAGCTCCATATCCAGGTGCAGTAACTTCAATACTTGTTGTTGAATCTGCATAACCAACACCAGATTTAATTATTACAACTTTAGTGATTACACCATCTTCAACAATTGATCTTAATTGTGCTCCTATAGCAGTTCCAAAACCAATAACTTCTAAGTCTGGTGGTGAGGTATAATTTTTACCCTGATTTTGTATTTCAACAGCAGTTATCTTTCCATTACTAATAATTGGTTTTAATTTACCTTTTTCACCAACTTTTATAGAAACTAGAGGTTTTTTCTCAAAATTAAGAATAGTAGATCCATATCCAGTTCCACCTTCATAAACATAAGTCTGGACAATTTCTCCACGAACTTTAGGAGTAAGAGTTACTAGTCCTACAGGATTGGTAATAATACCAGTGGAATTAGTTGATACACCAACATATTCAACATCAATATTAATTTCAACTGGTGGATATGCAAAACAATGTAGTCCTGTACCAACACCATTTAAATAAACATATTTTTTACGTGTATAAGCAGAAGTTGATGTTCCAGCAATTCCAGCATTAGTTAATCTAAATGTATCATCATCTAATTTAATAACTTGATAATATTGTGCTGTTTTAGTAACTCCTGTAGTAGTTGTTAATCCAGATATTACTGTCCCTGTTGTAGAATATACAATTTTGTCACCAGATTTAAATCCATGATTTTCAAATGTAACAGTTGAATTAATTGTAGAAATACCTACTGGTTTTACATATAATTTTCTATTTTGATACCCACTACCTGGATTAATGACTTTAACAGATGCTAAAGTCATTTCTGGTTCATAAAGTCTAAATTTATGAAGACCACTACAATTAAATGTAGTTAATCCTACGGTATTAATTCCTGATTTATAATCATCTAAAGTTTCATATAATCTAACTGAACTAGGTCCAACTACTGATGGGTAATATATACTTCCTTCAACTAAAATACTTGAGATACCAGCAATCCCACCTACATATGCATTACTTCCTTGATATGTACTTGCACCAATGGGGTTATTACCATTAGCATCATAAACAAGAGGTTGTCCATTATATAAATTATGCTGATTTTTAAATAATATTTGATCATTTTGTACATCGACTCCACCATCACCTGGAAGGAAAGTAGCACGACCAAAGAATTCTAATTCACGATATCTTTTATTGAGGAAAGGTTTTAATACAGCACCATCACCATTACCACCACTAATAGTAACAGTTTTAACCGATTTGATATCAAAATTTTGTGGATCTATAGTTACAGAACTAACAATACCACTAACAACTGGTTGAATTAATGCAGTTGTTCCTGCACCAGCAGTTAATGTAGTTGAAGGACCAGTAAGTGTAATTGATGGTATATTAAGAACATCATAGTTATATCCACCATTCAATACATTTAATTTGGAAATAGGTCCACAATATATTCTATCCTCGGACTTATAATTTAATATTTCTACACCATTAACCATCATTCCTGTTGACCCAGGAATAGTTTCAGCACCTTCACCAGTTTTAATATCTGCTACTATCGGGAATTTTTTAAGAATTTTCTCTGGACCAATTAGTCTATCTGCATGAGATGCTAATGTAAATTCATGTACAGCAGTTGATCCAAGTCCAACAGGTTCTGAAAATCTAATAGGTTCGTCAGTTACAACAAATGCTAAAGACCTATACAATTTTATTTGTTTTGGATCATCCAATACTCTTACATTATAACTAGCACCTGTAACTAAACCAACTATTCCATTCTCTTCTGGTTTATAAACTACTTCATCTCCAGTAATAAAGGGAACTTCGGATGGGAATGAAATAATAGAATATGTATTTAAATCAACATCATATCCTTGTAATACAGTTCCTGGATTACCAGAAAGATCATTATTTTCTGTTCCAATAGCTTCTGGAATACTAGAACTAGAAATTTTCTCCATAATGTCATATGAAGGTAATGAACTTGATGCTACATAAAAGTCTTTATCAACATCATTATAAACATTCTGTACATCAGAAGTTAAAACATCATTTCCATATTTAATTGCTGTTCCAGAACTAGCTGATTTATTTAAAACTCTTCTTAAATCATGCTCATATTTTTCTATAAAACCTTCAGTACGAATACCAACAAATGTTAAATTGTCTAATTTTACCTCTTTAGGATTATTAAGAGCAATTTCTTTAACAATAGCAGTAGCACTAGGTGTATAATCTGCTCTATAGATAATTTCTACACTATCACCTTGCTTTAAACTTGATTTATCAGTAGGTGAGTTAAGAACATATGCTGATCCAGAAACAGAATCAATTTCATATGTAGATGATGTATTATAAATCCAAGAATTAGCAAATGTTTCTTTTCTGGAAGGATTATTTGCTAGTGGTGGATTAGGAATACTTTCACCTAAATTTCTAACACTTATTTTTTCCCCTACAGAAGAAGAATTAATATTTGAAATAGGAACAAAACTATCAATTACACCAGTAATTCTTAATTTAACTTCTTTAGTAATATCTCCATTTTCATAACCAAAAACAACTTCATCAGATCTTAATTTATCAGTAGATTTAATTGCTGACGTAATACCAGTACAACCTAAGAATTGATTGACAGTTTTATCTGTATAATTTACTGCAGTATTAATACCACATATTACTGTTCCAGTATGACCAAAACCAATAGTAGAATCTACTGTTATAACAGAAGAACCAACAGATACATTCCCTATAACTTTAGTTTTACCAGGAACTGTGAAATTACCTTCAATTGCTTCATTACCATATCCAACAAATAAATTTATTTTGTAATATGTACTAATTCCAGTTCTACCAAAAGACCTACTAAAGACTTCAACTTCAGATACAGATCCTTGAGTTTCTGAATCTACTGAACTTTTAATTGTTTGACCAACTAATTTATTAGGATCTCCAGAAATTCTTTCTGCAACAATAAGTTCTCTTCTAATAAATTCAGATGATGATGGTTTAACTAAAAATTCTTCTAGATCAATAATTTTAGGATCTACACCATATAAGGCAGAAAATAGTATTTTAAATGATTCTTCAGTACCTTTTGACCTATAAAGAGAAGTAGATTGCTTTATATAATTACTAACATCTAAATTTGGAACAAAATCAGTATCTTCTAACCCAGGAGTAAAGGTAAATTTTATTTTATTATAAAATTCTTTTAAAAAATGGGCACTTAGGTTTATAACAGTCGAATCAGACGCATGAGTTGTAGGTGTTGTAGTTGTAAAAACTAATTCATTTGGATTATTATCTTGTCTATAAGATGTTATTCCACTAAATCCACGAGTAACACCAGTAAATGTATTGGTTGTTAATCCACTATATGTAAATATCTCATTATTAATTTTAAATAATCCATCTTTATTTGGAAATCCTTTAGTGCTACTAACAGTAATATCACTAATAGATGCAGTAGTTCCAATACCAACAGAAAGAGTTGTTATTCCAACAATAACTTCTGGTGTTAAATTATCTAATTTTATATACTGATCTAAATTATCTACAAGATCAGTAGGACCACCTCTGTGTTCCTGAGAGATATAGTATTGCTTTAAAAAATCAGCAGCCTTAGGATTTTCTGAAATAAGAAATTCTGGTAGCTGATTTTCAATTATCTGCTGTACTTGTACTCTAGCATCAATTCCAGTGCCTATCATGTTCTTATTAAATCTCCGTTTGAGTAACTAGAAGTTGCTTTAAATCCAACACCTGATATTTTTTCACCCGATGTAATGGTATCTTTAACCATATTTATTGTAGTATCTGAGATGCTAAAATCGAGGTATAAATCCTTAAGACCTACAACATCATTAGAATCTGGAAATGCCTGAATTTCAACAATATTATTATTTGCTACTGTTGATGTAATATTGGTTGTAGTTAACATAACCTCACCTTTATCATAATCAACTGTTCCTGCAGATTTAACAACAACAGTCGCTTCATCTACATTTACATCCAATTTAACAATAGATAAAACACCTTTTCCAGACCCATCTAAATTACCGTTAGCATCTTTATTTGGTATATCAGTTATATAAACTGTTTCAGTTTCACCTTCTATTTTAAATCCTGTACTTTTAATATTTCTTCCTTGAGAATTAATATTAAATTTATTACCAAAACATAATTCATATTGAGCATAAGAATTTAATATTGCTTTTAAATTTCTTCTAATTTTAACTCTAGTAATATTAGAAGTAATAGCATTATCAATAGTATCAATAATATTCAGTGCTTTACTGTACTTAAATCTACCACCAAATTTATTAATGTCAGTTGAATCAGAATAAACTGTTAAACCATCAGTAATTCTGGTTTTTAAACGATCAACACTAGAAACTTTTGCAGTATCAAAATAAACATAAGAATCAAGTTCAACATATAACAATTTAAGGTCTACTATTTTCTGATTAATTCCTGCAAGAGAATAATTCTTTAAATCTGCCAATATCAACTGTTTATCAAAGTCAGAGACATATTCACCATTTTTAGGTTTAATTGTTATTAAAACCGTTCCAAATTGTGGAGGATCTAACTCTTCACCACCCACAACAGACACACTTTCTGTATTTGGGTATACTTTTTGTATTATTGCTTCGTAATCCCTACCTGTAACCGCCCTGTGCTGTGCTGAATACAGTCTAGGAGCAAAATACTTAACTGAGTCAATAGACTCAATCTCACCGCCATTAGCGGCAGCTGCCGTTGTATTGATTACTGGTAATGATGCTGGTGGGATGATATTGCTAAGAGTATCACGAATTGTTGCAGCATAGGTAAATTGAGATGGACCATTACCATCTTTACCATCACTAATAACATAACCTACAGTTATTACTGTACCATCCTCTAATTTCTTACCAAATACACCATCACCGAATAATAATTCATATTTTTGGTCTTGTACTTCTTGAATTAAATACGTTTCAGAATCTTTATTAACACCAACAATATTATCAACTAAAGAATATTGTTTGCCCATACCTGGATCAGATGGACCTTTTACATATACAACTATGGTAGAACTATCAATAAATGGATTTTCTAATAAAAATCTTTGATCTAATGATCCATCAACATTAAATGATTGATTAATATATGTACCTTGATATACAGTAATTGGATTATTTAATGATCCAAAGTTTGCTACACCATTATTAACCGTTGTTGTAATATCTTCTGAAATAGAGAATGTATACGCTTCATCAGCAGAACTCGCTACGCACACTAGACCCGCCTTCAGGGTCAATGAAGTCGTAGAATAGGTAGTTGGGTCAATATTAACTGGAAAGTACACCTGTGCCCTTGCAGCAGTCCTAGAGCGTGGTACATAACCTATATTTCTTGCCAATGATACAACATTCTCACGTAATACTGCAGAATCTAAGAAAGATTCATTTACAACCATGTTTGCGTTGAACGCAGTAATGTAAGTATTGTATGCTAAAGTATCAATTAAGACTGAAAAATTAGATCCTTCATAATCAAAATCCGTAAAATCTGAATTAGCACGGAGATAATCTTTGATTGAGGTCTTAATTTGATCAAAATCTAGATTTGAAAACTTGGTAAAAGGCATTATTATCGTGTTGCTTCAAGCATAAATGTGAATTCTTGTGTTGGAAACTCTTGTCCTAGTATTTCAAAGTATACATTCACTTCAAATTCATTATCATCAGGTCTAGCAATTGCTTCTACCTGTATATTATATACTCTTGGTTCAAAATTCTCTATTGCAGTTTTAATTTCCTTCTGAATTACGGACGCTGTACCAAAATCAACGAACTCAAAAAGACTAGAACGAACATCTGAACCTAAAATTGGATTAAAAAAACGCTCACCAGGAATAGTTTGCACTATATTCCTGATAGAACGCTTAATTGCATTAGCATTTTTTATTACAGTAAGGTCTTTCGTTACTGGATGTGGCGTAAAAGATAGATTAATATCCTTAAAAGCCCTAGATATTCTCTGTAATGCCATAAGAACATGAGTTTTCTTACGGTTATTTATATGAAATATTAATAATTACTTCAAACCCACCTATTTACCGTAATTTCTATTGAATTATCGTCCATTTCCCACTCTTCAGCGACCTCAAAACCCTGTTTTTTAACAGAATCGTAAATTGTCATACGTGCATATTGCTGTGTAACCTTATCAATGAACCTTTCAACCGTAATATTTTGGTTCCAGGTCTCAAGATCAGCAACTAATTCGTATTCATTGTTCATTGGATTCAATCTAAACCCAATATCATTAGAAATAGCAACTTCGGCAGTTACAGTTTCATGCTTAATACCATGAGAACCAGTAACTTTAAGTTCCTGATCCTCTTTAACATCGTATTGAAGGAGTTCTAATGCCTCAACTAATTGAGGTTTTTTCCTTATTTTAGTTTTAATTGTACTAAAATGAGACATCACCAGTCTCCGTATTAATTGTGATATTTTGATTTAAATCAAGTTTATAATAATCAGTAGTATATGTTTGTTTATCTAAATCACCTAATTCTAATTCTATATCTTCTGTTAGGTTTACACATGCATCTCCTGCAACATTAATAACCTCTTCGGTTACATTACCATCTTGTCTGATGGTATATTTGATAGTTTCTTGTTTTGGCATGACTAGAAAGCGTGGTTGTGGACATCTACATCTCCATGTTGGATGTTATCAATAGCATCAACATGGTCTATATGCTCAATATGACCGTGATCAATATTTATGTGAGCACCTTTCTCAAGGGAAGTAGCGATTCTTTCGAGTGCTGATGCAATACGATTAGCCTCTTCACTCATGAACCCTGTCCTCTGTACTTCTTACGAGCCGAGTTACGGGAGGTAGCGGCATATTTTGTGTGTTTTCCATTACCTTGACGAGTTTTTTTCGGTGTTGGTTCAAGTTCTTCCCTTCCCCATGCACCAGTCTTTGATTTTGCCATAATTAGTCTGTTTCTTGTGTTATTTCAGTGGAGAGTTCATCAGGTCTGGGTTTTCCAGTCTGATAGAACTCTATAGATAGGTCTTCCATACGCTCAAAGTACTCAAATTGCGTTAAATCCGAAAATAAAGGATACCCATTTAAGAGAATAGAGTACTTATCAGCCATTAGATCACCCTTGTTTTCTCGTGACCAACTCTTACACGAGGGTCGCACCAGATTTCAAAACCTGCTTCCTTCGCATCAAGGCAGAACGACACGTCTTCGCCACACATATCCTGCACTTCGCCTGACTCGAATACCTGCATTTTAGGTGCGAACCAAGGGTAAGGCATTTCTTTGTGCTCAAATACACCTTTCTTGATTAATAACCAACCAAAACCAGTATAATCAACAGTAAAAGGCTTCTTACGCTTAGAAATACTATCAATTGTTTCGTGATTCATAACACCACCACTATTACGGAAGTCTTCTTCCTCTAACCAGTGAGCAACCGAGGTGGTTTTGCCGTCCTCAGTACAGTACCAACCAGCAGCGATATCTTGATCCATCAGTACGATTTGATAGAATTTCTCGGTATTGAATACAATATCACTATCAATCCATAGTTGATAATCATAAGGTAACTTACCATCCCAAGGTAATTGATCAGGTCCACGAAGAACGTTCGCACCAAGACACTTACATCTTGCGAAGTTCACCATAGAACTGTAATCCTGAGATATCTGTATACTTGATCCGTTCTGTACTAAGTCGAAACACAATTGTACAAAACTCTTTAGAAATGTGTATGATACTCCTCTACCAGGTAGACAGAAAACAACAGTCTTCCCTCTAACTAATTCTTTTGCTTTATCATAATCCCATTCAGGTGCATCACCCTTTTTCGGAGCGTTTGCTTTAACCGTAAATCCTTTAGCCATAATGATTTGTAATTACCATTCTATATTACATCAGAATATGTATATTGTCAATATGAAGGTTCTAAGTCCAACTCTTTAGTATTATCCGTATCTTCTATTAGTGAATATGATAACTCTTCTCTATAATATGAATGAAACAACCTACCCCATATAACATCAAACTCCTCTTCGTTTAAATCTTTGAATAATACTTCATTTTTTAGATAAACGTGATAGGTTTTATTCATCTGCATCTTTTAGAATAACATCTTTATCATCTATAGACCATTGTATCACAGTTTCTTCGTACCATCCCATCTCATTAATAATTGTCTCTGGTATTACTATCTTATATTCATCAGTTACTGGATCGATCTCTATGGTGCCGAAAATATTATCCGAAATTTTTTTCATACTAATGATCAACCTATTTTGAATTATATAGTACTTGGGAATTTTTTAAATATAGACTGGAATATTGATATGCCTTGGGTAACACTTTGTAGACTAGGGGTTCCTTCGATTTTTATATACGGGGGGGCATCACGCCCCCTACTGTCCAAATCACGAACGCATGACCTGCCCTAAGCACCCACTCCCATTTTGAAGTTGGCATAACTGAACTCCTCACGGTCAACTAATTTCCATGATCCACCTGGTGTGTGCATCACATACCCTTCGGAGTCTATGCGTTTGCCATCAATATATGCTGCTGGTCCTCCACTGTGGTAAGATAAGAAGAGGGCATCTTCTTTTATTTGCTTAACTGCCAACCATAATCGGATGAGTGCTGGATTCTCCCACTCAGTCGGATCTACTTCCATGCCCTCACGAATGTGCTGATTAAGCAAACGCTTGACAGTGGCAGCACCCTTAGCAGTTGGGAAGATCACCCCACGTGCCAACAACAGTGCCTCCGCTATGCTATCTTCTAACCCTGCGAAATCTCCGAACGCTCTTGGCATGATCCACTTTACAAAATATGATCCGTCAGGGTTGGTGGCAGGAAAATCACTAAAGGATTTTATTGGTAATGCTGTGGCATCCCTTAGATCATCGGTTGCCAAATACTCAGTGTGAGGTGCCATGATGATCTCCTCTGCCACAGGTTGACTGAACGAATAGGTAATAGTGTTAGGGGTATAATCACACTCACCCCCGAACCCTATAAAATCACCCTGAAATATTCGGTCTGTATGTGGCAGGTTACA